ATGCGTTCAGTAATGGCTCATCAGTTCAGCCAGATTCCAAGAGCTGAAATTCAGCGGTCGTCTTTTAACCGCTCCCATGGGTATAAGACAACTTTTGATTCTGGGTATCTTGTACCGTTTTATATTGACGAAGTTTTGCCCGGCGATACCTTTAATCTTAAGTGTACGTTGTTCGCTCGGCTTGCAACTCCGATCGTTCCTTTCATGGATAATATGTTCATGGAAACATTCTTCTTCTTTGTTCCTAATCGCTTACTTTGGGATAATTGGCAGAAATTTAATGGCGAGCAGGAAAATCCGGGCGATTCTACTGATTTCCTCATTCCGACTATAAAGAATACTGGTTCTTTTGATGTTGGCAGTATTGCTGATTATTTTGGTATCCCAACAGGTGTTAATAACCTTGAAGTTAATGCTTTGCCTTTCCGTGCCTATAATCTCATCTACAATGAGTGGTTCAGAGATGAGAATTTACAGGATAGTCTCCCTGTTGAGAAAGGAGATGGCCCAGATGATGTTGCAGACTATAAGCTTGTCAGACGTGGTAAACGTCATGACTATTTTACTTCTGCTCTTCCTTGGCCTCAGAAAGGTCCAGGTGTAGAAATTCCGCTTGGTACCTCTGCTCCTGTTTTATCTGCTAAAAGTGTTTCCACTAATTATTTATCTCCTAATATTTCTTATAGAGGTTCTGTCGGTATTCAGTCAGGACACATGAATATCATTAATCCTAATGGTGGCGCTACTACTGATATCGGTATGAATCTTGATGATTTTGGCTTATATGCTGATTTAACTACAGCTACAGCTTATACGATTAATAGCCTTCGTCAGGCTTTTCAGGTTCAACGCCTTTATGAGCGTGACGCTCGTGGTGGTACACGTTATACCGAGATCTTAAGAGCTCATTTCGGAGTTGTTTCCCCTGACGCTCGTCTTCAACGTCCGGAATATCTCGGTGGCAGCTCCTCACCTATTAATATCAATCCTGTACAGCAGACATCTGCAACTAATGATACTACCCCTCAAGGTAATCTTGCTGCTTATGGTCTTACGTCTAGTAGGATTCATGGTTTTACAAAATCTTTTGTAGAACATGGTTATATTATTGGTCTTGTAAATGTCCGTGTAGATTTAACCTATCAACAAGGTTTGCAGCGTCTTTGGTCTCGTCAAACTCGCTTTGATTTCTATTGGCCTGCTCTTGCTCACCTCGGTGAACAAGCTGTTCTTAACAAAGAAATTTATGCTCAAGGTACTGCTGCAGATGATGATGTTTTTGGCTATCAAGAACGTTATGCCGAATATCGTTATTATCCGTCTTTGATTACTGGTAAATTCCGTTCTACCTATGCCCAGCCTCTTGATATGTGGCACTTATCTCAAAAATTCGATAGCCTGCCTACTCTATCCGCTCAGTTTATCGAAGATAATCCGCCTGTATCTCGTGTAATTGCTGTGCAAGATGAACCGCAGTTCTTGCTTGATACTTATTTTAGTCTTAACTGTGTACGTCCAATGCCTGTTTATAGCGTACCTGGTCTTGTTGACCACTTTTAAGAGGTGATTAAATGAGTTGGATATCTTCTGCTATCGGTGCCGTTGGCTCCCTATGGGGCCAATCGTCCGCTAATTCTGCTGCTGCTTCCATGGCTCGTGAGAATCGTGAATGGCAAGAGTACATGTCAAACACTGCTCATCAGCGTGAAGTTAAAGACTTGCGTGCAGCTGGTCTTAATCCAATATTGTCCGCTATGGGCGGTTCTGGTGCTTCTACTCCTGCCGGCTCTACTTCCCAGTTTGGTAACATAGCCGGCTCTATGCCTGAAGCTGCTAATGCTGCCGAAGGATATCGGCTGCAGCGTAAAATGCAAAATGAACAATTCAAGGTCATGGCTACTCAGTCAGATCTAAATAAAGAGCTTGAAATTAAAGCCAAAAATGACGGTTTAGCAAGTGCTGCACAGGCCTTTAAGCTTTCTGCTGACCGTGATTATACGTTTAAAATGACTTCTTGGCTTGACAGGCTTAATGAAAATTCAATTGCTAATGCTAGAGCGCTTACGGCTGCACAGGTTGCTAATTATGGCGCACAAGCGCAAGCAGCGCTTATGAACGCATCAAGTAATGCTACAGGTGTTTATAATCTTGGTTTATTACAGTCTGAACAGATGAAGAATTGGCAATATCGCAATGTTGGTGACCGTGTTCGTTCTTCTGTTTATGATGGTGATAATAATGCTGCTTCTAAAACGGCTCAGATTGGTGAAGCTTTTAGTAATCTTTTGCCGTTTAGGAAGATCTTTGGAAAGTGAGGTGATAACTTGGATAAGTGGACTAAAGTTCTAGCTATTCTTCAGCTGGTCGATGAATTTATCGTACCTCTTGTAGAACGTATTAAAAAAATCTTTGGAAAGTAAGGTGATTTATTGTGGCAAGACGCAGACGTCTTACACGCCGTGGTTCTCGTAGGTTATTCAGTAAAACAGCTTCTCGCACTCGTAAGCGTAATCTTCGTGCTAGGCCTATGCGTGGAGGCTTTAGAATCTAAATGACTTGTTATCGTCCGCTGATGGCATGGCGTAATCCTAATGCAATTAATCCTGAGACTGGAAAAGCTGCTATATTGTTTAGTCCGCCAGAAAACTGGAGAGATTGCGAACCTATTAAGGTTCCTTGTGGTCAGTGCGTTGGTTGTCGGTTAGAGAGGTCTCGTCAATGGGCAATGAGGTGTGTACATGAAGCTTCTCTTTATGATAAAAATTGTTTTATCACGCTTACATTTGACGATGAGCATATAGCTCGTGACGGTAGTTTGCATTTAGAGGATTTCCAAAAGTTTATGAAACGTCTTCGCAAAAAATTCGGTGAAGGCATAAGATTTTTTCATTGTGGTGAATATGGGACGCTTAATCAGCGTCCCCATCATCATGCTATATTGTTTAATTTTGATTTCCCTGATAAGGAATTATGGAGTGTGAGAGATAATGTTAAGCTCTATCGCAGTAGCTCTCTTGAGCGTCTCTGGCCTTATGGCTTTAGCACTATTGGCGACGTTTCTTTTGAGTCTGCTGCTTATGTGGCTAGGTATTGCCTTAAAAAGGTCACTGGAAGCGTGGCCGAAAGCTACTACCAAGGGCGAAAGCCCGAATATACGACCATGAGTCGCCGTCCTGGTATCGGGCGCGAATGGTTTTTAAAATACAAAAATGATATATTTCCTAATGATAAATGTGTTATTAGAGGTAATTTAGTATGTCGTCCGCCCCGTTACTATGACAAGATTTATGATAGTATAGACCCTGTAAGCTTTGAGAAAATACGTTCAAAACGTAAAATTGAAGCTCTTAAACAGTCTCAAATTCTTGATTATACGAGACTTAATGTAAAAGAGAAAGTAAAAAAATTAAAGCTGAAGCAGTTGCCTCGGCCTATTGAAATGTGAGGTATTTACTATGAAATTATTTTCCGTGTATGATAAGAAAGCTATGTTTTTTGATTCTCCGTTTTGTGTTGAAAATGATGTTCAAGCTGCTCGTGCGTTTGACCAGGCTGTTAATGATCCTCGCTCTACTCTTTCTAAGTATCCTGCCGATTTTGCTTTGTACTACCTTGGTGAATATGATTCTGGCACTGGCGCTGTTATGTGTTCCGATATCCCACGCCTTAGACATGAAGCTATGGAGTTTGTTCGTAAGTCGGCTGTAGGCGAAGGTCACGAAGTCTCCGAGCCTACAACGACTTTGCCCGCGGCAGGCGCTGAGGAGTGATAATATGCCTAAATTCAGAACTGCTTATGATAGAGACCTTGTAGAAGGTATTACCTTTGATGAGCCTAGTATGGCTCAACAGCACTTTAAAGATGAGTGTGACGTTAATAATATTCTTCGTAAGTATGAATCAACTGGTTTAGTTACTCATGTGGCGAACGGTACGCCGTCTTACGGCGATTTTTCTTCCGTCTTGGAGTTCCAGCAAGCACAGAACATTTTAATCGAAGCACAGGACGCTTTTGACGCTCTCCCAGCCTCTTTGCGTAAACGCTTTGACAATGACCCCGCTGTTATGTTAGAGTTTATAGAGAACCCTGATAACAGAGAGGAGGCTGAAAAACTTGGATTGGTTAATAAGCAATCTTTGGAAGCTGGTAAAGTTGCTGGCTCTGTTGGCTCTGCTGGTTTACCTGGGCAGCTTTCTAATGGCAGTATCGGAGATTCTTCTAAAGTAGAACCCCCGAGAGAGGGGTCGGAACAGTTACCTACTTGATGTAACTGTTCCGACTGACACCTTTTAGGTATTTATGCAAGATTTTGAATAAAATTCTCAATAAATGCCTTTTTTATAAAGTGTCAGTTTATGGCGTAGCCTACAACAAAATTTCCCTGTTATATATATTATGTAAAGCAGCTACATAAAGATTATAAACCGCAACACGGCCATCGGCAAGTATTAACGATATTTTTGATACAGTTAAACTCTATAACGTAAATATTTAACATAAATCCACATATATGCGTAAATTTCTCTTTTAAGCTGTTTTAATCGATTGTATTATAACTTCTATTCAATTTGTTTTTCACTTGCCTTAAAAACGATTTATGACGATGTATTTTTAGATAAAAACACCTGGATAATATTTTAAGACTTATTATCCAGGTGTTAGAAAGTATTTTTTAATATTTTTCTTTTAACAAAGAACTTTTGAATAAATTATAGCTGTCGTATTCTTTTTGGATCAAATTTGATTTCATCGTTTTATCTTGTGTAAAATAACATAACAGATTAATTCGATTATCTGCATCAAAGTAAACTTTCTTTTGCCCATGTATAGATAAATCTGTTAAATCGGTTTCTTGAAAAATGTCATAACCAGGTCGGTTGATTTTAGATAAAGTTTGTGGCAAATGTAAATCTACATCATAAGTAAATTGAAGCAGGCAGTTTTCTTTATTGATATCAATATCATGTGTAAAATTTTTAATCTGAACAAACTTTTCTAGTTTTGCTTTTTCACGTGGATTCAAAAACGGTTTGTTCATAAATTCTTCGAACATAATTTTAGTAAAAACAGGATTTTCTAAAAACTGCTTTGGGCCTTGGTCATGAGGACGAGCTGGCTTATATTCTGCCGAAATACCTATAACACCTTCGGAATAAGCTTTTAAAATTTTGCTAAAATCAAAGTCATCAATATTATTAGATTCCACATTCATACCTATTTTGGTAGTTTCAATATTAAATAATTTAGAATCTATATACTCCTTCCCCATCTTTTCCAAGCTGCTGACAGGTAATGCAGCGAAGAAACTGACAGGCATATTTTCCACTTTTTGATTGCTTTGAATGTACAGCCAGTTATGTGGGACTTTGAACTCATTGTTAAAAATACCATCTTTAATAATAAGTTCAGAATTAGATAATTGTGGTTTAAAGAAATTCAGTTTTTTTGTAAACGCTTTAGAGAATTTCTTATATGCACGTTTATCAACTTTATTGTCTGTAAACTTTTGAATAAATTTATCAGCTTTATTTTCTGCAACCACTGTTTCACTTTGTTCTATTGCAGGAAACTCAACATATCCACTGCTTATGTTATATAATTGATTATTTTGTGACAAAATATAAATTTTAGAAATTAAATTGTACTGAGCTGTCATCTGTTTACCATCAGCACTGAATTTAACATAAGGATTATATTTTTGTATATTCTGCTGTTCTTTCCGAGTATAAGCAATTGGCAATTTTATTTCATAATTCAACAGCATATCATTGTTGATTTCTAATGCTGGTATTTTGTTAATCTTTGTTATTTTATAGTTTTTATTACCAGGTAAAGATTGTGGATTATCCTGCATAAGTTTCTGCATATATACTTGTAACTCATTTTGCGGTACAGTAAGATAAGCATAAGCAGGATCAGCTAAGATATCTTTTCCAGCTTTAATATCTTCAGCTATCTTCTTTAAATCACTTTCAAATTTATTGGTAGCAAAAGCTGTTTTCGTATATTTTTCAATAGATTGCTGACTTATAGCTGCTATACCATGCATGCCAGACTTATTGCTGCCTGCCGCAAACAGATCTTTACTGACAATAATAGTGTTATCATCTGGAATATCGACACTGAAACCAGCTTCTTCACTGCGATAGTCGAAAGCATAGCAGCTGGAAAGACTAACCAAGATACCGAATGTGATGATTCCTGAACAGATTGTTTTTCTCAT